GGGATTATAGGGGGGAGAATAAGAGAGTGAGCGTGTATTAGATATATATTAGCTTCTGTTAGATTCTATTAGCTTCTACTACAGGGATTAGATATATATACTTGCTTCTACCGAGAGAGTAGCGAAAGGAGGAAAGCCAACGAATAAAAAACGCGAGAGAAAGAGAGAAAGCGGGAGCAAAACGGAGCATTTGCGAGGTATTCGGAGCTATTGCGAGATTGTGGCAATTACCCTTTTCCGGTGAGATTTAAGGGGCTATTAAATATTTCCGTTGCGGCTGCTGGGTTTCGGCTGTTGCTGTGTCGATTCTGTGTATTTCCTCTCCCGGCTGGGCAATTCCTGTTGGCTGCTCCGGCTGGGGGCTGATTCCATCAGGACGGGCCGAGGCTTCACCGGCTGGGGGTCAGGGGGCCAGAGGTAGAGACCAGAGAGCAGGGGGTTAGGGGGGGTAGCGGAAAAACAGGGGGTGTCTCTCGCGCAGGGTATAGGGCTATATACACACATCCCCTCCCCCCTTTCACAGACCTCTCTGCACTGGCATGTCAGCTGCGGGAAGCTATGCCGGTGCTCCTCATGGGGGGTGGCGGAAAAAGTGGGTGGGGGATTTTATGTAGAACATTACGAAAATAACTGAAACCCATTGTGTTCACTTGACGAAATATGCTTGAATGAAGTTGGCGGGATAGAACCCGCCTGCCTCCTATGTCAGACGCCAGTTTTCACCTTCAGTTCCTTTCCTGTTGCCCGGTGGGTCCGAACAGCCCACCGGAGCATGGTTTCGTAGCTCAGTCGGAAGAGCGAGCGGTTGTTAACCGCTGGGTCGCAGGTTCAATCCCTGCCGGGACCGCCAATCCCCAAAGCTGACAGCGTACAGGGGCAATATTGCGGCAAGCCCATACTTGGCGAGCGTTGTGTCCCGTCAGCAGGGCGTGGCTCCGCGAAGGGCCGTTCGATTTGCCCGCGTTGAATCGAGCGTTACTTAGAACACGTACCCGCTCCGGCAGGTACGCAAACGCGGGATATAGGGGCGAATGTTCCAAGGATGGCGAGGCGGTCTCCAAAACCGCTTGGGTGGGTTCGATTCCCAACCGTCCCTGCCAGAATTTTTTGCGAGAGGGGGCCGGGGCATGGCTTATCAGAAGAAAAATCCCACTGCGGAAGAGCGCAAGGCGCACATGGACAACATGAACAAGAAAGCCGCCGCGGCCCACAAGAAGCAGACGATCGAGAAAATCAAGGCGTTCCTGAAGCAGTCCGAGGAATACTTTGACGTGCAGGACCGGCTGGAGCAGGCATACAGCGAGGCGGGCCTTGCCAATGCGATGCGATGGACGGTTCAGCGGCTTCAGGGGTATTACGACTACAACGATGGCCGGGAGGCCGAAGTGGTCGAAGCGCAGGTGGAAGCCTTTGAAGCGGGCAATGAGGAAATCACCGATCCCCGCTGCGTCATGAGCTATTACGTGCGGCTGGCCTATCAGCGGATTCAGGAGCAGATCGACACCAGCCCCATCTACCAGGAAAAGGGCATGGTGACGCGAGGCATTTTCCTGAACAAGCAGAAGCGTCTGGGCGGCTATCAGGACAAGCAGGAGACCCGCCAGGACATCAGCGTGAACGTGACCTTTGGGGACGGCGTGGATGCAAGCGACTTCAAGTGAGGAGGCGGCGAGGTGAACGGCCTGATTTTGGTTTTATTCCTGATCTGCGGTGCGGCCAGCATAGGCGCTGCCGTATGCGCAGTGCTGATCCTGCGGCTGCTGCGGGAGATCAAAGCCCCCTCCCCCACGGAACCGGAAAAGTCGGAGGCGGAAGAGCCTACGGACCGGCAGAAAAGCGTGGAGCAGGGCATTGATAACCTGATGACCTACGACCTGAACACCATGAAAGCCAGCCTGAAAGGGCGGGAGGTGTGATATGGCGGTTACGGTACAGCAGATTTTTGACATCGCCATCCACCTGATGGATTCCCAGAACGAATCCACCGGCTCCACGGATACGGCGGACACCAAGGAGTACAAGCTGCGGACCGTTTCCCTGCTGAACAGCGTTTTAGACCGGGCGTTTCCGTACAGCGACAACTACCGGGAGGCACTGGAAGCGGCGGGCGGCAAGCGGCCTATCTGCCCAAAGGTGACGGAGATGGCGGACGAGGTGGCGCTGGATGAGCGGATCTGCACCGGGGCGTTGCCCTACGGATTGGCAGGTCTGCTGCTGCTGGAGGAGGACCCCAGCAGAGCCAACTTTCTGTGGCAGACGTTTCTGGAACAGCTGGAGCTGTGCCGCCAGAGCCTTCCCAGCGTGATCGGTGACGTGGAAAACCTCTACGGCGGCATTGAGCATGGGGAGTTTGGAGCATGGTGGTAGATGGGACGTGGGTCTACCGCTGCCCTATCTGCGGGAAAGCGCTTCAGCACATCGAACCGGGCAGCGTGATCTACAACACGCCGATTTACTGTCGAAGGTGCAAGGTGAGCCATTACCCCACCATTTTTGAGGGGCGGGAGCTGGATACAGACGTACCCTTCCCCATCACACATGTATAGACGGAGGAATGACAATGGAAATGAAAACCTACATCGGCACGAAAATCATTGAGGCAGCCCCTGCTATTCGCATTGGTGGCAAGGTCTATCCCAGAAGCATGGAGCTTGTGGAAGAGGGTTACAAGGTTCGCGACCAGGACGGCTACGAGAGCTTTAGCCCAAAGGCCGTGTTCGAGGAAGCGTACCGCCCCATCGACGGCATGAACTTCGGTTTGGCTATCGAGGCTATGAAGAAGGGCAAGAAATGCAGGCGGGCAGGCTGGAACGGGAAAAACCAGCACATCGAATTGGCATCAGCCATCAGCTATACGAGCCCGGAGGGCGTGATTGTCAACGCAGAACACGATGCTATCGGCAACAAAGCCATTGCTTTCTGCGGCACTTCCGGCATCCAAATGGGATGGTTGGCAAGTCAGGCGGATATGCTTGCTGATGACTGGGAGATTGTGGAATAATTCTCAAGTAAACTGAATAAACGAGAGCCCAACGAGGCCATGAGAACGGCGAAAGCCGTTTCTTGTGGTCTCGTTTTTGTTTTATCAGCAAAGCCAGACCAGGCTTTGAAAATACAAAGATCCGGCCAGACCAGGCCGGGGAAAGAGGCCAATATGGACGAAAACATGAACCAGATCCCCGAACAGGAGCCCGAGACCACGGACGCCTTTTTGGACGATTGGGACGGCGGCGCGGAGATGATGGCAGACCAGCCGGAGGAGACCGCAGATCCGACGGAGACTGGCGAGGAAACGCCTGTCGAAGACCCCAGCGAGAGCGCAGAGACGCCGGATGAGGACACCGAGCCTCCCGCAGACGCGGAGCAGGCAGCCCAGGCGCAGCAGACCGAGGCGGAGACCGTGGACGCACGGCCTCAGACATGGGAGCTGCGGCACATGGGCGAGGTGCGGCAGGCCAACGAAGCGGAAATGGTGGCACTGGCCCAGAAGGGCATGGACTATGACCGCATCCGCAGCCAGTATGACGAGTTTAAGCCTGTGATGGAGATGGTCAACCGCTTTGCAAACCAGCAGGGGTTGAACACCAAGGACTACATTTCCATGCTCCGGGCGCAGGCAAAGCAGGCCGAGGGCCTGAGTGAAGCGGACGCGCGGCGCTCCGTGGAGCTTGAGGACCGGGAGGCCGTTGTAGCCGCCGCAGAAGCAGAGCGGCAGGCTCAGCAGGACGCCATGGCGCAGGCCCAGCGGGCCGAGGCCGAGGCGGCAAGCCGCCGGCAGGCGGACATTCAGGAATTTCAACAGACATTCCCCGAGGCAGCAAAGGACCCTAACAGCATCCCGCCTCAGGTTTGGGCAGACGTGCGGAACGGCTCTTCTCTGGTAGCCGCCTACGCCCGGTACGCCGTGCAGCAGGCGCGGCAGGACGCGGCAGACGCCAAGCGGGAGACCGCCTCCATACAGCAGAACCAGCGGAACGCGGAGCGCTCCACCGGCAGCATGAGAAGTGCCGGGGACAACTCCAAGACGCGGGACGATTTCGGAGACGCCTTTGACAGTGCCATGTAACGGCTCTTTTGCCTATGGGGAAACCGGACGAAAGAGAGGTTTTTACCTATGGCTATCAACTACGCAATTAAGTACGCAACTAAGATCGCGGAGCGCTTCAAGAAAGCTTCCATCACCGCCGATGACTGCGGCAACAGCTATTCCTGGCTGAATCCCAACAGCCGCACTATCCGCATCGGCAGCGTGAACACCGTACCTGAGACCCAGTACACCCGCAGCGGCTCCAACCGCTTCGGTGAGGTCCATGACGTGGGCGACACCCTTCAGGAGATGACCTGCGAGATGCAGCCCGCCTTCTCCTTCACCATCGACGCGCTGGACCAGACCGATCAGGCCATCCAGAAGTCCGCAGGCAGCGCTCTGCGCCGTCAGCTGGACGAGGTGACCATCCCCGGCATGGACAAGCACCGCATCAAGAAGTGGATCATGGGCGCGAACATCGCCGTCAAGGAGGCTACCGCTCCCACCAAGGCCACCATCGGCGGTCTCATCATCGACCTGAACGCGAAGATGACCGACGCGCTGGTGCCTCTGGAGGGCCGCACCCTCTACATCGCCACCGAGTACTACAAGCTGCTCAAGCAGATGCCCGATTATATCGGCGTGGACGCTCTGGGCAAGGAGGCTCTGGCAAAGGGCGTTGTGGGCGAGTTCGACGGCTGCCGCGTGAAGCCCATCCCTACCAGCTACATGCCCGCCGGTGTGTACTTCTTCATCAAGCACAAGGGCTGCACCGTGGACCCTGTGAAGCTCCAGAAGTACAACATCCTGACCGAGGTGCAGGGCTATTCCGGCCCCGTGGTGCAGGGCGTGACCTACTATGACAGCTTCGTGCTGGGCGCTAAGGGCGACGGTGTTGCCGTTTGCGGCAATGCTGCGATTCTGGCGGCCCCCGTGATGTCTATCACCAGCCATGCCGTCAGCATCACCGCCGTGTCCGGCGTGGTGTTCAAGTACACCACCGACGGCACCAACCCCCGGTATTCCACCACCGCCGAGGTCTACACTGCTCCTGTGACCCTGACCGCCGGTCAGACCCTGCGGGCTGTGGGCACCAAGGACGGCTGCGTGGGCATCGAGGGCACCAAGGATTACGAGTGATCTCATGGGAGGGGGCTTCGGCCCCTTCCCCCATATATGGACGGAGCGGGCGCATGAACCCGGCCCGTCCACCAGATATAAGGAGCGATTATGCCTCGATATAAACAGACAGCAGGCGGAACGGTGCAGGTTGATTTGGGGACACTGAACCCCAAGCAGAAGCAGTTCTGCCAGTCCCGGAGCCGGTACACGGCTTACGGCGGCGCCAGAGGCGGCGGCAAGACACACGTTCTGTTGCGGAAGGCGGCAGGCGGTGCGCTCACCTACCCAGGCATCAAGATCCTGATCGTGCGCCGGGAGTACCCGGAATTGGAGCAGAACATCATCCTGCCCATGCAAAAGCTGATCCCGCCGGAGGTGGGCAGCTACAACGGCAGTATGCGCATGATGTTCTTCTGCAACGGCAGCATTATCAAGTTCGGGCACTACGGCGCGGGAGACGATCAGGAATATCAGGGCCTTGAGTTTGACTGGATCTTCATGGAGGAGGCCACTCAGTTCTCGGAATCCCAGTTCCGCACACTGGGCGCGTGTTTGCGTGGCGCGACCAAGTTTCCCCGGCGGATGTACCTGACCTGCAACCCCGGCGGCATCGGCCACCTGTGGGTAAAGCGGCTGTTCGTGGACCGGGAGTACCGGGAGGGGGAAAAGGCCAAGGATTACACCTTCATCCCCGCCACGGTGGACGATAACCCCCAGCTTTTGGAGGCGTCCCCGGAGTACAAGCAAATGCTGGACCTGCTACCGGAGGATGTACGGCGGGCGTGGCGTTACGGTGACTGGGACGCCATGGCAGGCACGTTCTTCCCGGAGTTCCACAAAGAAACCCATGTGATCGCGCCTTTTGTACGGGTGCCACGGGAGTGGAAGAAATACCGGGCGTTCGACTACGGCCTTGATATGTTCGCCTGCCTTTGGGTGGCGGTGGACTTTGAGGGGCGGGCCTATGTGTACCGGGAGGTACAGCAAAGCGGATTGATCGTCAGCGAAGCGGCAAAGCTGGCAAATGCCCTGACCCCGCCGGAGGAGCACATCGAGTTCACCATTGCCCCGCCGGATATGTGGAACCGGCAGAAGGACAGCGGGCGGAGCATGGCGGAGATCTTCGCGCAATACGGGTTAGGGCTGCTGAAGGCCAGCAACAACCGCGTTCAGGGCTGGATGGCCGTCAAGGAGCTGCTGAAGCCCATGAAGAGCGACACGGACCGGCCCGGACTTCTGGTGACAGAAAACTGCGTGGGCCTGATCCGCAATCTGCCCTCCATCCAGCATGACGAGAAAAACCCCTCGGACTGCGCCACGGAACCCCACGAAATCACTCATATCTGCGACGCTGCCCGGTATTTCTGTGTCACCCGCGTTCTGGGCGCTCAGAAAACCGTGGAGAAGATCGTGGACGATTTTGACGAGGGCGAGGACTACGATGACGTGATGACGGGCGGGGAAATGACCGCCGGTTATCTATCCTACGGATAAAGGAGGCCCGGACGATGGCTCAAATCACATCCAGCAACGATATTCAGGTGTTGAAGATCCGCCAGTTTCTGGGCCTGAACGAGAACCCGGACGGGGATACCAAGATCAAGAACGGCGAAATGAGCAAGATGCGGAACTTCCGTGTGACGCGGGAGAAGCACTTGCAGCTGCGCCCCGGCACTAAGACGGTTTTGAATCTGAAAACGGCGTGGGACGCATGGTGCGCGGAGAGCGGCCACACGGCCCCCACAGCAAACCCGGTTTTCTCCGGCGCGTGGGAGGGCGTGGTCGACAGCAAGCAGCGGACCCTTGCTGCTTTCGGCGGGCTGATCTTCTCTCTGGACCCGGCGGCGGCAACAACCAAGGTTGTGGGCCAGTGCACGCAGGACCAGACCTCGTTCTTCGGCTTTTCCAACAAGGTTTACCTGCTGAACGGCCATGAGTACATGAGCTGGGACGGCAAGGACAACAGCAGCTTTACATCGGTGGAGGGTTATATCCCCACGGTGATGAACGCCACCACACCTGCGGGCGGCGGGTTTCTGCTGGAAAACGTGAACCGGCTGACGGGCAAGCGGAAGGTGCTGTATTCCCCCGACGGCAAGGAGACGGTTTTCCACATCCCGGAAAAGACGGTGGATGAGATCATCTCCGTGAAGATTGGGGACACGGCGCAGACCTACACCTCTGACCTGACGGCACGGACCTTCACCATTACCCCTGCCCCGGCTGCCGGAACCAACACACTGGAGCTGATCTACCGCAGCGGCAATGGAGAACGGGCGCAGGTAACGGGGATGCGCTTCTCCGAGCTTTACAACGGCCAGACGGACAGCCGCGTGTTCCTCTACGGAGACGGCACCAACAAGACCATTTACTCCGGCATTGATTCCGCCACCGGGAAGCCTTCGGCGGAATACTTCCCGGACCTGTACGAGGCGGAGGTGGGCGAGGCCAACACGCCCATTACCGGCATGGTACGCCATTACGCACGGCTGGTGGTATTCAAGCAGGACGCCACCTACTCCATGAGCTATTCCACGCTGGTAACGGCTACGGACGTCACCACGGCGGCGTTTTACGTGACCCCTGTCAACCGGCAGTTCGGCAATAAGGCTCCGGGTCAGGTGGACATTCTGGAGAACAACCCCCTGACGCTGGACGATCAGGCGGTGTACCGGTGGCGGAGCGTATCCACCAGCGGAAACATCACCTTTGACGAGCGGAATGCGGAACGGATCTCCGACCGGGTAGAAGTGACGCTGCAAGGTTTTGACATGAAAGAGACCCGGACCTTCAACCGGAAATCGGCGCAAGAATACTGGTGGATGTACGGAGACAAGGCGCTGATCCTGAACTACGGCGCGGACGCATGGTATCTCTACACCGGATTGAGCTTCCGGGCCATGGTGGAGATAGGGCTGGAGACCTACGGCTTCCGGCCTGACGGCGGCGTGGTGCATCTTTCCCGGCAGTACCGGAACGATGACGGCAAGGACATTGACGCCTACGCCGCTACCGGCTCCATGGACTTTGACCGGGACTGGGTGCTGAAATACAGCCCGCTGATCTTCGTGGCGATCCAGCCGGAGAGCAACGCGCGGGTGCACGTAACGGTGGAGACCAACCGCCGCAGCGACTACCCGGAGAAAATCGTGTCCTCCGGTCTGGCCACCTTTGCCCATGCGGACTTCGCCCACTGGTCTTTCGGCACCAACCGAAAGCCGCAGGTCCGGCGGGTGAAGATGAAGGTGAAGAAGGCCACCTTCTACAAGTTGGTATTCAAGAGCAAATCGGCATCGTCTACCGCAACGGTTCTGGAGACGGACGTGCAGCTCCGCTATACCGGAAATGTGAAATAAAGGGGTGAACCCATGAGCAAACAGACGATGACCCCGGAGCGGGTCGGCAAAGAATACAACGCGGGCATCAGCTTCAACAGCGGTATTGACCTCTATGACTGCGTGGAGACCAACGAAAATTTCTTCATTGGTAAGCAGTGGGAGGGCGTGCAGAGCAACGGCCTCCCCACCCCCGTATTCAACTTTTTGAAGCGGGTAGTGCTGTTCTCCGTGGCGAATATCTCCACGGACAACTTGAAGCTGTGGGCGCGGGCCATGTCCTCCAGTGGGGAGCGGAACACGCAGACCCTGGAACTGGTGGCCGACATTCTCAACGATCAGTTCGCGTCCATCTTTGAGCACAACAGCATCGGCGGGCGCATTCGGGAGTATACCCGCAATGCCGCCGTGGACGGTGACGGCTGTATGTATACCTACTGGGACGATACGGCGGAAACCGGACAGGCCAGCAAGGGGGCCATCCGCACGGAAGTTCTGATGAACACGCAGGTTTTGTTCGGCAACCCCAACAACCGGGACGTGCAGAGCCAGCCCTACATCATTCTGGAGCGGCGGATGCTGCTGAGCGAGGCCAGGAAGCGGGCCAAGCGGTACGGCAAGGACCCGGACGAGATCCAGCCGGACAACAAGGACTGCGGCAACAACTACATGGATTCCATGAGCGGCAGCGGGAACAAGGTGACGGTGCTGCTCCGGCTGTGGAAGGATGACGAGACCGGCACCGTCCACGCCTACGAGTGCACCCGGCAGGCGGAGATCCGGGGCGATCTGGACCTCGGTATCAAGCTGTACCCCCTGACGTGGATGAACTGGGACTATGTGCAGGACTGCTACCACGGACAGGCTATGATCACCGGCCTGCTGCCCAACCAGATCTTTGTAAACAAGCTGTTTGCCATGTCTATGATCTCGCTGATGACACTGGCCTATCCGAAGGTGGTATACGATTCCACTAAGGTAGCCAAGTGGACGAACAAGATCGGCGGTGCCATTCCGGTAAACGGCAGTGTGGAGGGCGTGGCGAAGATCATTGACCCCGCCAGCATCTCCCCCCAGATCAGCCAGTTTATCGACATTGCCATCAGCTACACGCAGAAGTTCCTCGGCGCGTCGGACGTGGCGCTGGGCGATACACGCCCGGACAACACCTCCGCCATTATCGCCTTGCAGCGGGCGGCGGCAACGCCCATGGAGCTGACGAAACAGAACCTTTTGCAGAGCATTGAGGATCTGGGCCGCATCTACATGGAGTTCATGGGCGAATACTACGGAGAGCGGTATGTGGAAATCTCCAACCCCTATGACAACAGCAAATTGGTAGTTCCCTTCGATTTCTCCATCCTGAAGGAGATCCCCTTCACCATCGGACTGGACGCTGGCGCGGCTTCCTACTGGAGCGAGATTGCCGCCATGCAGACCCTTGATAACCTGCTGATGCAGGGCAAGATCTCCACGGTAGAGTATCTGAAACGGCTACCCGCCGGACAGATCACCGACAAGGAGGCGCTGATCCAAGCCCTCCAGCAGCAGGAACGTGCCATGATGGGCGGTCAGCCGGGAGCAGAAGGCGAACAGCCTGTTACCGAGGAAGAAGCCGTCCCCATTCGGGGCGGGGCCGGGTACGGCCAGTTGCAGCGGAAAATCAACGAGACCGGCGAAGTGCCGAAAACGGAGGTAGGTGCTTAAATGGAAAAACGATTGACAGCGGATCTGAACGTGGTAGCCAACTCCAATCTGGAAATTCAACTGCTGGACGGCGATCTGAACATCATTCAGAAATTGGATGATGAGCCGAACGACGTGGGCGGTCTGACCAGTGCGGAACTGAAAGCCAAGTTTGACGAATCCGGCAACATCATCAAGAAGTACATCAACGAGACCCTGATCCCGGCGGTGCTGACGGATGACGCCACGGAGGAAAGCCGCAAGCAGGCGGAGGCGGCGCGTGTCGCGGCAGAGCAGGGGCGCGTGACCGCCGAAGAAGGCCGAATATCCGCGGAAGCGGCACGGGCAGCGGCAGAGCAAACACGGTCCGAGGCCGAAGCCTCCCGCGTGTCCGCCGAAAACGCCAGAAAGGCGGCGGAACAGGCCAGAGCCGACGAAACCGCCGGGATCGTAGCCCGCGCAACGGCGCAGGCCAACGCGGCGGCGAGCAGCGCGTCCCAAGCCGCAGGCAGTGAGCAGATCGCCAAGGATGCGGCGGGTACGGCCACCGGTGCGGCAAGCACGGCATCCAATGCGGCAAGTTATGCCAGTCAGGCAGCGGCGGCGGCATCCGGCTCCGCATCTCAGGCCAGCGCGGCAGCAGAAGCGGCGGCGCAGAGTGCGGCAAACGGAGAGACCGCCAACAAGAACGCACAAAGCTGGGCCGTGGGCGGAACCGGGACCCGCCCCGGTGAGGACACGAACAACGCCAAGTATTGGGCAGAGCATGCGGAGGCAGTTGCAGGCGGTGACTTTGCTACCAAATCGGAGGCGCAGGGCTATGTAACGGCGCATAACGAGAACGTTGACGCACACCCCGATCTCCGAGTTGCGGTAGCCGGTTCCATCCGCTACGATGCGGCGCAGACCCTCACCGACGCGCAGCAGGCGCAGGCGAGGGGGAATATCAATGCTGCACCCGGTGGGTACGGATCAGGAGACTATGGTAAAATGCTGACCGCCAATGATGATTTAAATACCCTAACAGTTGGAGGCCATTATCTATTTTTCGGTAACTCTATACCCAAAAATGCGCCAACTGGTTTAAACGATTGGACGGCATATGTGATAGAAAATTTGCCATACAACGAACTCGTTACGGCGCAGATTTTACATATTATTGTCCCAAATTCGACCTATGAGTATGGCAGATATACCAACTGCAGTCTCAGGCGAACGCGTTATGGCAACGACTATACACCATGGGCATGGACCAATCCCCCTATGGAGTTGGGCGTGGAATATTGCATCACGGAGCGGTATTTTGGCAAGACAGTGTATACGCAGGTTTTTAAGGCATTTGATTCTCTCGCAAAAGGGGGAAGCGTGTATGATGCCCCGATTCAAAATGTCAGTCAAATCATCAGCTGCACCGGCGAATCCGGCGGCTGGAGTCTGCCGAGTGATGTTATTGGCGGCGAGGTGGCGGGCGATTTTATCCACATCGGGACTCAAAGAGGTTCTACCGTAGTACAAGTGTATGCAATAACAAATCGAGAGAACTGGGCAGCCCCGGTTTACGTCACGCTCAAGTACACCAAGACCACCGACTGATCTATGGAATATTGTATTTGTTGCGGGGCAGTCATCCCCGAAGGCCGTCAAGTGTGCCCGCTTTGCGAGCGGCAATGGCCCGAATTTTAATTTGCACGAAAGCAAGTCGGAGATCTGACACTGACGCGGACAAGCTCTGTGCGTCAGGAGCCTAAAAAACCAATTGAACACGGTTGAAGATTCAACCGAAAAATGAAAGGGGTATACATTATGGAAAAGAAGTTTGCTGAGATCATCAACGAGGGCTGCAAGGTCGGTAAAACCGTCGAGGAGATCAACAAGGAGCTGAAGGAGGCGGGGGCCAACTTCCACCTGAATCCTGACGGCGGTGCGGCCGGTTGGACGGAGCAGGAAATGAAGGAGGGCTTTATCCCTGCCGAGGATGACGGCAAGGACGGCATCTACAAAACCGCCAGCGACGGCAAGCCCATCCGTTTTTCCCACAAGCCTCCCTGCGGCGGCCAATACGGTTCTGCCATCCCCGTGATGGAGCGGGACGAGAGCCGCGCCGACACCACCATCACCGTGGGTCACTGGAAGCTGAGCTACGACAGTCTGGGCTACTGCTACAGCCGGAAGAACCTGAGAAAATGAGTGTGCGGGTTACACCGAAAGGAGGGACACCATGAACGCTTTACACATCAAAAATACGGTGTTGGCGGTGCTGGCTGTGGCTGGCTCCGCCATCGCCCAGGCACTGGGAGGCTGGGACGTGGCGCTCAAAGTTCTGATCTGCTTTATGGCGTTGGATTACGCCACGGGCTGGCTGGTGGCAGCGATCTGGCACAAGTCCGGCAAAAGCAAAACCGGGGCGCTGAGTTCCGACGCCGGGTTCAAGGGGCTGGCGAAGAAGTGCGTTATGCTGGCGCTGGTATGGATGGGTGCATTATTGGATCAGGCCACATCCAGCGACTTTGCCCGTGACGCTGTGTGTATGTTTTTCATCGCCAACGAGGGATTGTCAATTTTGGAGAATACGGCAGTAATGGGGATCCCCTACCCCGCCTTTATTAAAAATATGCTGGATGCCATTCGTCAGGCCAGCGATCAGGGAAAACAGAATACGGAGGCTCACACATGAGCACGAGAGCGGGCACTGTCCCGCTCTCCGATCTCCAATTTTTGAAGATCTATTTCAACCGGAAGCGTCTCCGCTCCACCACGGCCAACCTGAAAAAGATGCTGGCGGAGGCGGGCGGGGACGCTATCTGCAATGGCTCCATTTTCCTGCGGAACCAGACACCGGCCTGCCATTTGAAGGCAGACGGGCAGACCCGCAAGGCCCCCAATTACCGGGCGTGGGCCATCAGCTGGAACACCCCGGCGGACTTCGGCGTGAAAACCGTGCCCAATGGAGACCGGAATTACATGGAGTGCGTCCACCTCATCATCGGCGGGAAGAAGATCCACCCCGTCACCTGCGGAGCGGATATGCGCTACCGTGCCCCACGGACGGCCATCGGCACCAAGAACGGGCGGTTCACCTACTATGTGAGCAAGGCCCGGCGGACGCCGGAACAGCTCCGTGACCTGCTGGCCGCGTCCGGCTGGGACAACGCCATTATGATGGACGGCGGCGGGTCTACCTGCTTCATGGATTCGACAGGCAAGGGCTTTACCGGGGACGGGCGGGTGATCCCGTTCTTTCTCGTGTGGAAAAAGAAAAGCGGGGATGCGTGTGAGCCGAAAGGAGAGAAACCTATGGTAGAGATCAACGCCTATTCCAAGGCGAAAGACGGCGATAAGAAGCTGTCCACAAACTTTAAAGTGAAAGAATTTGCCAGCAAGGACGGCTCCGATGCCGTGCTGGTAGCGCCTCGGTTGGTAATGGTTTTGCAGAGCCTCCGCAGTCACTTTTGCGCGGCTGTGACTATCAATAGCGGGTATCGGACGCCCCAGTACAATACCAAGGTGGGCGGCGTGACGGACAGCCAGCACTGCTACGGCACGGCGGCTGACATTGTGGTGCGGGGACAGAAGCCGGCAGCGGTGGCAGCCTACGCAAGAGAACTCATGCCCGACTGGGGCGGCGTGGGCGTGTACAGTCAGAAGGGCTTCACCCACATTGATGTGAGAGAGGTCAAGGCCGACTGGAACGGATAAGGAGGACCATGTATGGCAGTTTCTGAATACGATAAGAAAAACCTATCTCAGAAGGACCAAGACCGCATTGCGGATGTAACGTCCAAAGCACAGCGGGGCGAAATGTCGTGGGCTGATGCGCACAAGGCGGCAGAAAGCATCCGCGGCAATGCCGGATATTCCGGCGGACGGTATGGAAACGAATATAATAGCGACCGGGGCAACAGCTCCTCCAGCGGCGGTTCGAAGGGCAGCTACAAGGGGGTGGAATACACCCGCGAGGACAACGGCGGCGGCATCTACGGGATGCCCACCAGCAACTCCGAAGTGAAAAACTACAAGCAGGGCGGCGTGACCTATCAGGTAGGCGCAGATATGAGCCGCCGTCAGGATCTGGCGGGTAAGGCGCAGGTGTCCAACGGCTATACCGTGTTCTATGACGATGACGGCTACGCCTACAAAGCCGTGAAGGGCATGGCAGACTACACCCCCCATCAGGACATCAACGCCGGGAACGGCAGTTACGGTAAAAGCGGCGCGTGGACGGACAACGAAATGCTGTCCGCACTGGACCGCTCCAAGATTCAGGACATCCGCAACCGCCTGCAGCGGGGTGAGATTACCGGCGATCAGGCCAACCAGGCGGCAAACGCCATCCGGGCGGGCTACGGCTACACCATCGACAAGAACGGCTATGTGACGGACAGCGGCGCCCTTTCCTCCGTGAATGATCTGCGGCGGCGGCTGGGGCTTAACAACAGCCCGGAAAGCGCGGAGCTGGCCTATTACCGCTATCTCATGGGCACGGATACCTCCCCCTCCGCACAGGCCAGCGGCAAGGTGCAGTCCTTTGGAGACTATCTGGCCGCGAATGGCGGCGCACAGGCCGGGACACCCGGCTACGGGACCCCGGCATACAGCCAGCAGCAGCGGGTCACGGATATTAACGCCGGGAATGTGCCGGTGCAGAACCCCGGCACCGCTCAGACCGGCATGAGCTTTGACATCGGGGACGGCAACGACTACTTGAAGGAGCTGTACGCCAAGAAGGTGGCGGCAGAGCTGGCGGCGCTGAAATCCGCCTACGAGCAGAACACCGCCACACTGGATGCCAGCCGTGCGCAGATCGCGCCGGTGTATGACATTGCCCGGAACAGCGCGGCCAACCAGAACGCCCTGAGCCGTGGCGCGTTTCAGGAGATGGCGGTGGCAAACGGCCTGAACACCGGCACCACCGGACAGGCGGCGCTGGCACAGGACGTTGTGCTCCAGCAGAACCTCTCCCAGATCGACCGGGAGCAGGCGGAAAAGACGGCGGCGATCGACCTCCAGCGGAGCCAGCTTGACACGGAGTACCGGAACGCCATTGCCAAGGCAGAGGCCACAGGAGACGCGGAGCTGGCAAACGCCCTGTACGAGGAATACGTCCGGCAGCAGAATCTCTACGCCAAGTATGGCGGGCAGACCGGCGGCTCCGGCTCCGGCGGCTCCGGCGGCAGCACCGTGGTAAAGCCGACGCTGACCGCCAGTCAGGTGCAGTCCGCCCTGAAAAACGGCATCGTGACGGATGACGTGATCTCCGCCTTTGATTACTACTATGGGCAGGGAGCCTATGATTCCCTGTACGGCACCGGCAGGTTGACGGCGGGGACAACCGGCACTGCCAAAACCGGCAGCAGCACCGGCAAAAAGAAGGGAAGCTATTCCAACGGCTCCCTGACCAATGAGCAGGTAAAGCAGCTCCAGAAATACTACGGTGTGTCTCAGGACGGCAAGTGGGGGGCCAACTCCAAGAAGGCCGCAGGCGGCCTGACAGCTGACCAGGCATGGGCGAAGTATCAGGGCGGCGGCAGCGGAAGCGGCAGCAGCAACTACGGAAACATCCGCAGAACGATCACAGGCTATATGTCTCAGGGTAACTACGCAAAGGCGCAGAGCTACCTAAAATCCAACTGGAACAGCCTGACAGAGGCACAGCAGCAAGAGCTTTCCGATCTATTCGGGTAAGGAGGCTATACGATGGCGGTAAAGATGCCGAATCTGGTCGCCTACGGCGAGCGGGTCAACAAAACACAGAATAACAGCGGCGGCGTTCAGATGCCGAACCTGGTAGCCTATGGCAAACGGGTGGAGACGCGGAAGGCCAAGGAGACGAAGGCCGTTACGCCTTCTGCTTCCCCCCGGCCTATGGAGAACGCCAGCACCGGGAACAGCCGACCTAACAGCCGCCTGCTGGCAGATGTGCGGACCGGCGGCACCACGCCCCCCTCTCTGGACAACGGGCGCGTGGGGAAGGTGATCTCCGGCGCAGCGAAGTCCGCCGGCTCCGCCTACGCAAATCTGGGCGGTGTGCTGGCGGAGGGGGCAGGGAAGCTGAATACCCGGATCGCCAACCAGAACGCCGGGGAATCCCTGCAAAGCGACCATGATGCGGTGAAGCGGTATGAAAAGATGCTCCGGGACGTGAAGTGGGCCAACGGCAAGGCCATGACGGCGGCGGACGTGAAGCAGGTGCAGAGCTACCTTGCGGCGGCAAAACGCCGCATCGCGTCCCATGAGGGCTACACCAAGGCGGTGGAGCAGTCTGACAAGGCAGTGGCGGACAAGGCGTATCAGAAGGCAGACCGTCTGTCCCAAAGCTCCGCTGCGGACGTGGCGCGGGCCAAGAAAGGGCTGGGGCCGGTGGGCCAGTTCGCCGTGGATCTGGGCGTTCAGGGCGTACAGATGGCGGGGGACGTGGCGGCCAGCGCCGTGATCCCCGGAGCCGGTCTTGCTCTGATGTCGGCCCGTTCCGCCGGAAGCAGCGCCCAACGGGCCAGACAGGCCGGGGCCACCTATGGCCAGCAGCTTGCCTACGGGCTGGGCAGCGGTGCGCTGAGCCTTGCCACGGAGAAGATCAGCAACGTGGCAAGCCCCTTTAAAAAGGCGTTCGGCGGCGGCGTTCTGGACAACGCCATCAGCGGTGCGCTTTCCAAACTGAATAACAGCGCGGCGGGCCGCATGGCCCTCTCCATGATCTCCGAGGGCGGTGAGGAATTTATCGAGGATATTTTCCAGCCCGTTTTGCAGCGGGCCACCTATGACCCCTCTGCCCGGTTCGATCTGAGCGAGGCGCTGTATGACGCGGCGGTGGGCGCTGCCATGGGCGGCATCGGCGCAGGCGTTGACGTTATCCGACAGCGTGGAAGCAGTCAGACGGACGCACAGCCTACGCAGGAGGCACGCCCGGAGGCGCGGGAGGGTACTTATACCCCCACCTCCGCAAACGCCGCAGAGGGCACGCAAAGCGCCGCATCCGGTGTGGAGACGGCGGAGAATATTCGGGTGGGTCAGGCGACTACCATCAAGAAGCCTTACAAGGGCGAAGTTCCTACCCAGACCCAGCGGCAGAACACAGCGCCGGTGCAGGTGAGCAGCGAAGCCTTGACCCGAGCGCAGAACAGTATTGCCGGGGCGCGGGGGCTGGAATCTTCCCTTCCGGGACAGAGTTTCAAGAGTACGCTGAAGAATGTATACAAGAGCATCTTCAAGCCCGCAAAGGGCGTTGTTGTAGAGGGAACCTCTTTCGGCGGACAGCCCTACGCGGTGGATATCAACAACAACGTGCCCGGAAAGGTTATCAGTGACCCAAATTTGACAGCCGAAAAACTGTCCGTATTGGGAAACTTGACGGAAATCGTGCAAAATGGGGAGTATGTTGGCAGCGGTGAATATGTTCCCCATGGGGCAAAGACCAAGAAGACTGTTCGTTACGATTATTTTGAAACCCCCGTTGAAATCAATGGCAAACAATATATTGCCTCGTTTGATGTGGAAGTTGAACCAAACGTCAACAACTATCGGACGCATAAGCTAATAAAAATGGACTTGAATGAAGTTTCCGGCCCTGACGTAGGTCCAGCACCTACCGCGACGGAAACTCATTCAAGCCCTGTTGAGGGTACGCGTCCCCTCAATGCTAATGATAGCATAGCACAGGGGGCGGAAAATGTCAAGAACGGGGGCGCGGCGGAGTTTGAAACGCCGGGAGATGCAAGGTATGACAATCTGGGCAGCGCACGGCAGGGCTTTACCACCCCCGGTATGGAGGGCACGGAGCAAACCAGCCGCCTTGCGGATACCCTGCCATACAACCAGTATCAGGAATCTGCAACCGGCTTAACCCGTGAGGACTACGCCAAGCTCTTCCGCTATGAGAGCCAGACGGAGGGCAAATCACTCCACTTGGCAGAGGAATTGGTCTACGTCAAGAAGGACGGTCAAAAAACCTTCCTGCGGGATGTGGACGAGGGCGCGTTTCATGAGTTGGTGCAGTCTCTGGATGACGCGACGGCATGGAACGGGCCGCAGATGGATGCGGCACGGATGATCCAGAGTGAGCTGCAAGGCAAATCCAGCGAGATGGAGATCCCGGAAACGGAATACATCGACTTCTTGAAAATCATGCGGGAGCACGAGACTGCTACCGGACAGGGTGTTCAGGCAAACGCCAAGTGGAGCCGGAAGGACAACAGCGGCGGTCAATCTTCGGAGCTGGACGCATGGAACAATCTGGAGCAATCCAACCTATCTGACGCGGAAAAGACCGAAGCCTTCCGGCGGATCATAAAGTGGGATACGGACATTGAAGCGGTCAAGTCCGGGGACACCGCATCCATGAAGGACATTATTCTGGATGTTGCCGAGGCAAGAGGCGTTCTGAACGGCGTAACCGGCAAGGAGAGCAAGGCGCTCCGCTCCATTGCGGAAAGTTCTCTGGACGCGCTGACATTCGACCAGCTCAAGCAGTTCGCATACGCCTCCACCAGCGCCATGAGCACAGACGCCACATCCGTCAACCTTGGCAGAAAGATCAAGACCATCCAAATTCTGAATATGCTGTCGAACCCAAAGACGGCAGCCAAGAACGTCACCGGCAACACATCGTTTTACGCGCTGGACGCACTCTCCATGAAGGGCGGCGCTCTGTTGGATATGGCCGTTTCCAAGCTGACGGGGACCCGCTCTATGGCTGCTGACAGCGTATTCGGCAAGGGGACGCGGGAAGCGGCTGTGAAGGCCATGCGGATGAGCATTGCTGAAATTACGATGGACGTGGACATGGGCGGAATGAATAGCCGCTACGGCACCGGAAGCCAGCGGACGTTCAAGGCCAGCGGCAATTTTGTAGGCCGGGTGATCTCGGCTCTGGAACGGAACCAGGCGTACCTTCTGAACGCTACGGATGAATTTTTCAAGGGGGCGGCCAGAGCGTCCGAAGCGAATACGCAAAGGTTGATCGACGAGGGCAAGATCAAGACCTCGGACAAGGATTACGCCAAAAATCAGGCGGACAGGCTTGCCAGATACCGCACCTTCCAAGACGACAGCAAAATGTCCATCGCCATTCAGGGTGTCCATGACATTTTGAATATTCTCCTTGGGGTGGGGGATAGTGGAAAGACGTTCAAGGGCCTTACCGTTCCGTCCTTCGGCGCGGGTGACATTGCCGCTCCGTTTACCAGAGTGGCAGGCAACCTCGTTTCCCGCGGCGCGGAGTATTCCCCTCTGAACGCGGTAAAGGGTACTGTTGAGATCGCGGAAGCCGTTGCAAAGGCCGTTCGTGGCAGTGGCGCGGATGTGGAGCTGCAAGCCAAGGGCGTTTCCAATGCGGCCAGAGGGCTGACCGGCACCGCGATTGCGTTCGGCTTTATGAACCTTGTAAAAATGGGGCTCATGCGGAAGGCGGACGATGAGGACGATGAAAAGGTAGCGGCACTGAACCGGGCCGAGGGCATGACCGGGACACAGCTGAACCTGTCTGCGGCCAAACGCTGGCTGTCTGGCGGCGGGACCGAATGGCAATATGGGGACACACTGATAGACCTGTCCTCCGTGGAGCCTCTGAATCTGTTGATGGATCTGGGCGCTGAAATGGAAAAAAGCGAGGGGAACCCCGTTGTATCCACGTTCAAGGCGGTCCCGGACGCGCTTCTCAGCGCATCGGCAGACCTTCCGGTCATCCAGTCTGCGGGCAACTTTGCAAAGGACGTGTTCAAATACGGCAAGGACCCGCTGGAATCCCTCCTGAAAAACGGAGCAAGCGCAGCCGTATCTTCCGTGACGCCAAACGCTCTGCGGGCGTTTGCGCTGGGCATGGATGACCGCCCCCGGTCTACCGGCTACGCGGACACCTTTGCGGAGCGGTTGGCTTTAGAGGCAAAAAGCCGTATCCCCGGACTGCGGGAAACCCTTCCCGGCTCCGTTGACGCGCTGGGCAATGAACGGATGTATCAGGGCACTACGCCGGAACGCCTGTTTAATTCCATGCTGAACCCCGTTGGAGTGAACCACTACCAACAGGGTGAGCTGTCTAAGGATCTGGAATCCCTGCGGGAACGCTCTGGGGGGAACACCTCTTTCTACCCCACAAACCGCATCCCGAAGGAGATCTCTTTCACGGACAAAAGCGGCAAAACGCACACCGCCCAAATGGACTATGAACAGCGCCAAGACTTCCAGCGGACGCGCGGCACTGTGACAAATGGGACCATGATGGCTATGACCGGCACCCGCGCATACAAGAAAGCAAGCGCAGAACGGCAGGTAGAGCTGATGGCGAAATGCCAGTCTTACGGGTATGAAGTGGCGAAAGGCGGCGTTCTGGGGAAAGCTGCTATGGAATCGTGGGCGGTCAATGCGCAGACCTCCAAGAAGGACGTCGGCCTATCTACGGTGGAGTTTCTGGCCCTGTACACCGATGACCGCTATAAAAGCTATCTTTCCGGTAAGGCATACGAGAAAACGAAAGAAGCCTATCGTGCGGGTGTTTCGGTTGAGGAATATGTTGGGCTGAAAGAGAGCGCCGATACAAACGGCAATGGAACAATCAGCAAGGCGGAGGCCAGCGCCGCCCTTGCCGGTCAGGAAAACCGGGCGGATCTGTGGGACATTATCTGCACCACCAACGCCAAGAACCCCTACAAATAAGAAAACACCCTCGCCGTCTGGCGGGGGTGTTTCTTTAGCTTTTACATCATGGACAGGAGCGTTTTCACATGGGCGGCGCGATCCAGCATCCGTTCATGCTCCCAGTCCCAGACGGCCTGCATGGCCTCCGTGGGATGGTGACCGGCGTCCTTCGCCTTTTCGATATGGCGAACGGCCATTTCGTGGAGCCGATTGGCGTGGCCCAGCTCCTGACGGCTGAGGTCGGCGTAAGTGCTGGCGTCCTCCGGGTCCTCGGCGTGTTTGACGGCCTCACGGGCGTACTTCTCGGCATCGTCCAGTTCTTCCCGGATCCCTTCGGCCAAGTGTTTGATCTCGTACATACGATCCTCCTAACTCTGCTTGATAAGGGTGTAGAGCTTGTCCACATCCGTTTCATTCAGCGTGACGTTCCCAATCAGGGGGATATTGGTGGTGACGGGGCCTTTGGCGGCTTCGGTTTTCAGGCAAGCGTAGATCTTGTCAATATCTACGTTCCCCGCCTCGTCAAAAACACCGAGGGCCTTCACGGCGGGATGCTCCCGGAGTGCGGAAAGGCTGGCGTCCAGATTGCCAATGGCCATAGCAGCCCCGGCGCCGACCGCCCATTTCTGCCAGCCGGTGAGCTTGCCGGTAAATTCCTCGTCCACATAGCGGGCAGCGCCCTGCTTGATCTGTTCCAATGTTACCATAGATTCCTCCAATGACGGGAGAGAGGGGCGCTATGCCCCTCTCTTCTTCCCTCTTCGCCTCTTAGCAGCCGCAGCCGTGGCCACAGGTGGAGACGGGGAGGGGGTTATAGGTGGACTGGGGCGTGGTGCCGGTGCCGGTGGTGATGTCCGCGACCATTTTGGGATAAAAGGTGGCGTTGGTGTAGGTGACAATGGTGTTGTCAGCGCACTTCCGCTCGTCCCGCTCCCGGGAAATGGCCCCGCACAGCTCGTTCTTGCAGCAGTCCACGCGCTCCTGCAACAGCTGGAAGCTGTCCTTGGTGGCCTGATTGTTGACCGCCTGAGAAGCCAGCACACCCTGCACCTCGCCCAGCTTGCCGTCGATGTACTTGTACATCTCCAGCATCTTCTGGTCCTGGTAGGTGTTGGCATCCCGCAGGGCAATGTCGCTGCGGAGCTTGGCGTTCTCCTGCACCATGGACAGCTCGTAGCGGTTAATTGTGTGGTTCTCGCTGCATCCGGCCTCCGCCGCCATACCAGCGGCAAAGGGGATGACGCGATTGCCCAGCAGCATCCCGCCGAGACCGCCCAGAGAGTTCAGGACGCCCAGAGACAGACCGGCAATGCCGGTGCCGAGAGCAGTGCCTGCGACGCCCTTGCTTGCAAATTCAGCCATAGAGAGATTCCTCCTTCTCTAAAAATACACCCCCTGTTTCCGCGCGCAAAACAAGCGGTGCTCTATGGTTACCGTACCACAGGACACCGCTTGTCATGGCTTATGGATGTTTTTTGTTTGGGCGGGAGATGCCCGCTTTATCCCGGATGGAGTGCAGGCAGGCGTTTACGGAGGAACGGGATAAGTACAGCTCTGCCGCCGCATCCTCGATCGCCCAGCCACGGCGGCAAACCAGATTGAACACGCGCCGCTCCCGGTCGGTGAGATAGCGGCACTGCTCCATTTTTTGGAGCTGCTGGACGGTGTATCGGTATTTCATATTGGGCCTCCTTTACGAAGTGCCCCTCCCCTTTGATCTACCGATGCAGGTAGTCAGGACCCCTGCGCGTCTATCATGGCTAACAGCTTTTCCAGATCGTAGAAATTCCGTGGGTTCAGCCCGGTTTCCCGCTGAATGAGCCGAAAGCGGTAGCGGATGGAGTTATAGTGCAGGTAAACCGCGCCGCCGGTCTTTTTCATGCTCATGTTGTTCTCCGCATAGGTTTTCAGCAATTTTTTGTCCCGATCCTCCATAGCTTACCTCCTTTTGTTGCGGTGTGGCGGCTGGCGGTTAGCCGTCCCCGCCGTCCTTTCTCTCGCCAAGGCTGCAAAAGAACGTCCTTGTGTCCTTGTCAAATGGCAAAAACACGATATTTGTTTTGGGGCAAAATGCGTATATATCTTTTCGGTTCCACACGCACAAATGCTTACAGTCTTTGCACCGCACCACCGGCACAGAAGCATCTTCCGTTAGAGCAAGATAGGCGATTGCGAGGGGCCGACTATGATGCAATAGTTCATCTTCGTCCATGTATTGTGCGATATGTTCGATGGTTGCAATAGCTTCTTGTTTCAAATCAACGTCGCCAAGATCATTTGTATAGTGCATCAGTTTTTCCCTAAGCGTCATGGTCCGCCCTCCGTCCTTTCTCTCGCCGTAGATGTACTTATCCATGCTGCTTCGTCTCCTCCTGAGTCTGGTTGAGCAGCATGATTTCTTCCAAGGACAATTCGTTGCGAGCAACTGCCAGCACCTGCCTGTCCGTCAGGCCGTACTTGTCTCTAAGTGGCGCCAAAATCGCACACATATTCTTCTTGGTGAAGGGGACCTGCCCAGACGTGAGCTTGCTGTAAGCCTTCTGAATTTCAACGGCTACTTCTAACTGCATAGTTAATATCTCCTTTCAGTCGATGAGTTGATGCTGCAGCCCACGCAGCACACTTTCGCAGGAAGCCGGGCGCTCAACGTTCAGTGTTGTCCCCTCCGTTCATCTTCGCGCCGCAGTTGGGGCAATAATTGCCGCCGCGGACATAGAACGCCATCGCATACGCCTCGTGGTTGCATTGGGAGCACTTCACAAGCTCAAACTGTTCAGAACAGTCCTTGTATCGGCTATGTATCCACCGCCCATGCACCACCGGCGCAACGTCGGCGGCTGGGGCATCATCGATCATACGCAGCACAACTGCGGCGTCCGTTTCGGTTTCCATCGTGTATGCCATTTCAAGCATTGCCATTTTACGGATATAGCTCCGCGCAATGTATTCGCCCATTGTCAGCCCTCCTGTTTCAGGTCTTGCACAGCCTGGTGGATACGATTCGCGCAGGCAGGGCATATTTCCCTCACATCCACTATGTTCGGGTCTCTTGCGCAGTTGATGTCTGTGTTGTTATCCACGATGACTCTATAAGTGTCCTGAATCTTGAATATTTCTTTTCCGCAGAGATCGCAAAAACGCTTCGTCATGTTCTTTCCTCCCTCCTGTTCCACTCCTTAGCAGCATCTTCTTTTGTGTGGCCGCGCTTTGCGCCGGCCCCACATCGCTGACACTGTGAGAAGTACCGATAGTACAAATGCTCGTTATCATCCGCAAGTATTTCTACGCCCTTATATCCGCAGAACGGGCATGGTTTTAGGTCATTCTTCCTTCATCGCCTCCACATAGCACCAGCTTTGCGGCGGGCGCTTAATGTTACCGCCAAATTTTTTGCAATCCGTGCATTCCCGTGCGATTCTTTCCATGCAGAATACACATGGGTCAGTTGCACGCTGGAACTCGCTTAGTCCCTTCGGCTGGTTATAGATCAGCAGGCCGGAGATATGCCAGCCGTAGCCGGTTTTCCCGTTGCCGATGTAGTCAGCAAGCTCCTCGTATGTAAGACAAGATCGCTCCATGTGCTCGAAAAGCCAGTTCTGAATGCTACCATTGTCGAAAACATTGATGGGAAATATCCGGTCGCAGGTAAACTCCCCGACGACCTTGCCGTTTGCCTTGCGGATTTTCCCGTCTGCACCATGCAGTTCAAGAATGTTGTGCGGGTCCTTCGCGTCAGGCATCGTACAGTAGATGTACGCCTTGAACGGCGTTTCCAGCTTTGGCCTGGTCTTGCGGACTTCGATAGTCTTTTCAGCGGAGGCAATCTTTTGACACCACTGCGGGCGGATGCTGATAAGCACGGCTTTACTCATCCTTCTTCGCCTCCAATGCTTTCTCCGCCTCTTCGCTTACCGCAGTAATTCTCCCATGTTTCACCAGATCACAGAACACATTGTAACCCATGTGAAACATAATTCCGCAACTGCTGCAATAGCAAATTGCAAGCTCTACATCCTTCATAAGTCGCGGACTGTCGATGTCTTCCTTGCATAGCAAAGTGCGCCCACTGGTAAATGGCAGCACCACCAGCCGCCCGTCTCTGTCGGCCTCGGCCAGTTCCTCCAACCGGTCAAGGTCACAGCCTTGGCACAGATGGCGAAGCGTCTCTGCGGCCTCGTGATCCATGTCGATTTCCTCCGGCGTCAGCCCCGTATCTTCATAGTCGGCGAGGCGGTTTGCCGCTGAAATATAATCGTGATTCTTTACCCACACACCATAAAGTACTTTTGGGTCTGCGCAATTTGCGTCTCTTGTCGTCAATCGTTCCATCTTCTTACCTCCTCCACCGGCATCCGTTACAGGCCCCCTCATGGGCCAGCGTGTAATTTCCGCATTTCAGGCACAGTTCGTTCCGCAGTGTGTCAATCTCTTTCGCCTGTGTATCAATCCGGTCAGCGGCCTCCGCCAGATCATCACCCAGCGTGATCGGCGTTTCCCACTCATTTTCTCGCGCCCATTCCGCGTGCTCACGCAGCGCATTTACGAGGTTTGTATCTCTCATGGTTCCTCCCTTATGTCTCCGCCCCATTGCTCCGCCATAGCTCTGGCGATGCCGGGGAAGGTTTTACTTCTGGCCCTTGCCGTGCGCGGGTCATTCCATCTCAGGGCTTTCCCCTTTTCATCTTTCGCATAATTCGCACTCGCACCTACACTGTATCCACCTGGTAAAATTTCCCCTACGTCTACAATATTTGTCGGTTTCAAAGTGGGAAGGCCCTTTAACCACAGGCAAGTCTTTTTTCTTGCCTGGTGTCCGAACTCATAGGGCTGGATAATGCAATCCGGCTTGCGATAGTATGTAGACATATACCCCACCGGATTTTCCACTGCGATTTTGCAAACATCTGCATTTGCAAAAGCCATGAAAAACGCCGCAGCTTCTTCCCGCAACGCCACCCGCCTGGCCGCCTTTTCTCCATATCTTTCTGTGTTAAACCAGCGATTCCCAGTAACAGTTAAGTATGTGCATGGCGGGTGCGCAATCAGCAAATCCCATTTGCCGACATCATGCGTCTCCCCGTCCATGGTAGTCACTTGCCCCCCCTCGATGGCCTTGAGCGCATCGCCCTGGATATGCCACTCAGGATGCCCGCCGGACGGCTCCTGAATGTCGCAGCTATACGCCTCGTGGCCCAGCGCCCGGAACGCCTTGCAGACTTCCTGCGATTCCTCGCAGGCTATCAACACTTTCATGCGTCCTCCAATTCCCCGCCGCAGGCGGCGTAACCGGCAAGGTCGATCCAGTTATCTGCTTTGCCGTGTCCGGTGGCGATGCGGGCCAGCTTAAACAGGCACATCATGGCGCCTACGTCAGCGCCGGTGATGCAGACGTCCGCATCCGGCCCGACGCATTTCTCCCGGATATACGGCTCCCACAGCGCCGCGATCATGTTGAAAGACGTTTCCGGGCTGCCGTAATCCTGATCCCGGTCTCCGCACACGCACTGCTTGGCAGCGGCTAAAATCTCTTCACGGGTCATTCCTCCACCTCCACAAGCCAGAATTTCTTCCGGCACTCCGGGCAAGGAATCCCCTTGCATTTGCCCGCCAGCTTGCTGTCGAGGTCGCAAGGGCTGGCCATCGGTAACCCATCCTCTTTATGAATACGCGCGTCCGGCCACTGCTCAAGAAACACGCTCTGCCTGGTTTTGACGGGGTGCTCGGCGTCCCATCGCTCGACAAACTTCACCGCCCGTGTATTATCTCTTGCTGTCCTATAATCGTTGTAGCGCATTTTTTCTTCGGTAGATCCCCTTTTGCTGAGACGGTCAACCTTGTTCAAAAACTCCACAGCATCCATCATTCTGCCTCCTCAATAGTGACCTCCACGCGGGAGGCTCCGGTTGTCTGATACTTTCGCACGGTCAGCAGTGCGATTGCGCTGTCATCGTTGTAGGCGTGGCCGTTCAGTGCGTCCAGAATGGCCTTCGCCACGTTGTCAGCGTCAGGGCGCTTAATGTGGGGCGTTCCGTCCAGCGCGGCGGCCTTTTTCTTCGATGTGCTCTTGGGCACCGTGAAGAACGCCGTGACGGTAGCCGTCAGCGGGATACCGTCCGCAAATCCCATTCCGCTCTGGTACTGCCAGCATTGGACCACCTTGTTCTCGTAATCACGCGTTTTCTGCGGGGTGTAGGTGTGGCCGTTTTTCATAAACCGTGGGCGGCCCTTGCCCACCGGAATGCCGGGGACTGTGAATGTAACCTTCATCGCTTTTCTTCCTTTCCGTCAATGATGACCTGCACCACCCGGACGCGGCCCAGAGGCTCCAGCAGCATGGCCACGGCCTCCTTTGTGCCCTGCGTGTCCTCGCCATCGTAAATGTCGATCACAAGCCGCATCATCGTGTGTCCCTCCTGAATTTTGGGCAGTAGTGGATCACGAACGAGGATGCTACCCGTGTGCCGCCCTTGCCCTTGCCGCCGACCTTCAGCACCCGGCTTGTGGGGGTGGCGTCCCAGCCGGGGACCGGCTTCAGATGGTCGGACCACTCGCAGCCGCCGCAGGCGGATGCGCAGTCCCAACAAAGTTGCTGCTGATATGCGGCTGCGGCGCTGCCCTTGGGGGCTTTCTTCTGCTTCTTCTCCCGTGGGGGATAGCGGCGGATCAGCTCGTCCAGCCGAAAATTACTTGCCATTAAACACCTCGCATATCTGCCAGAGCGCACCATGCGGCATAGGTCATCCCCTGCTTCTTCGCCTCTGAGGGGGTGGGGATACCGGCCTCATGCCAGCGCTCGTGCTGTTCGCCTGCCTTGGCATAGAATTTTTCCAGATAGACGTCGGACGGCTCCGGCATGGGGGCCTCCTTTGCGTTGGGTTTTTCCAGTTTTGGAAGGAATGGAACCAGCTCATACACATCCGGGTAAAACCGGTTTTCCCTCGCCCGGACAATGACAGCCTGTTTCACGTCCTCGTAGTCCCATGGGGCCAAAACCAGTGTCCATGCCTCTAAGTCTGCGGCGGTGCGGGACTGCTGCTTCGCGTTGGGGTAGATCGTTTCGATCAGGCTGAACAAGCGCCGGGTATCCTGTTTCTCCATGTTCTTCTCCTGTAAGGCTTCCGTAGAAGTCTCTTATAGCTTCTTAATAGCTTCTTTTAGCTGCTGCTGCAGCAGCTAAGAGAGATAATATATATAATCTTTTCGTCCTTTTCTTCTTAGGGGGGTGTGGGGGGGCGTTCTTCTTTTCTCTGCGGCTGCTGTGTGCGTCGGTGATCGTGCTGCGGCTTGTTTGCATCCGCCCGTCATCACTCTTTAGACACACACGGCAAAGCTGTTAAAAAGGAGGCTCCCCGTCATCCTCAATTTCGGTGAAATTATCAGTGGAGGCGGGGGCGGCATAGGCACCTTGGGCGGGGGTCTGTCCAGCGGTGCTTGCAGAGACGCAGACGTAATCTGCCATCAGGTCGTTATAGGTCTTGCCCTCATAGTCGTGGCTCTCCACGCGGCCCACGGCGAATACGGAATCGCCCTTGCGGACATTGGCAAGGAGCCGTGCCCAATGGCCCCAGCCCTTGACGGTGAGCCATGCGGTGGTTCCATCCTGCTTATCGTAGGCCGGTACGGAGACGGAGCCGACCTCCTTTCCACTCTGGGTGGCGTAGATCTGGCCGTCCTTGGCGGCGCGGCCCACGATCAGGCCGGTTTTCAGCTGTTTGCCCTCCTTGCTGTAGGTGGGCAGTCCGTTCATAAACATTAGGCATTCTCCTTCGGTTCCAGCGCGTCCAGCAGGGCGTCAAAGTCCTTGCTGAGGACCTTGCTGGCGCTGTCATAGCCGTGGGCCTTCAAGAGGGCTTTCGCCTCCTGCTTTGTCAGGCCGTGGCGGGAACAGGCAGAATAGAAGAATTTGACCTGCGCGGCAGTAATGGGGGCGTTGGGGTCCTTGTTGGTCATGTAGGCGCTGCCGTCCTCGGTGTCGCTCTCGATGTCCTGGGTGAACATATCAGAGACGCAGCCGAGGGACAGGGCGGCAGAGACCAGGGCACGTTTCTGGGCCATCTTGACCGCGCTGTTGGCACCGTCATAGGGGGACTGGGAACCGGTGCGGCCCTCCCGGGTGTTGCCGGAGCCGTAGGCGGAGGTGATGACGTATTCCTTGCCGTCATAGATCTTGATGAGGTCGCAGCGGACGAGGAAATAGAAAAAGCCGTGCTCGATATCCTCCAGCTTGCTTTCCAGTGTGTAGCGCTGGCAGAGGCCGTAAGTCACGGCTACCTTCTCCGCACCGGGCTTGTAGAGGGCGGGGTTTTTTGTCAGGGCATCGCCGTTTTTTTTGCGGATCATGCCGAAGTCGATGCCGCGTCTCAGGGTGACGGGCACGCCGCCAGGTATGCAGATGGTGTAATTCCCGGTGCGGGGGACGGGGGCCACCGTCAGGGCTGTGGCGTTGTATTGGTACAGGGCGAGTTCATTCATGTGCGTTTCTTCCTTTCTGTGGCTTTATGGAGGGTGCGGCAGGCGTTTACCAAATTTGAATTTGGTTCTACATGGCGAAGCTCATAAGTGCCATCCTTAGAGAGTTTCAAGGCATAGAGCGATTGAATTTTCCCGTAACCGCAGCGCGGGTCCCACGAGAAAATCATCTTGTAGGCGGTGAGTTGGGCGGAGAGGGCGGCGTCATGGAGCAGCCCGGTCTTAATGTCCAGAATGGCGGGGGCATTATGGATGATGCCAAAGCGATCCATCGTTCCGGCCATTTTCATATTCCGGTCCGCTATGGGACATTCAATCAGTTTCCATTCCGGTTTCCAGTCTTTGAGAAACCGGCGGTAGGCTTTCAGGTATCCGGCGATCTCCGGGGTTTCCTCCGGCTCCTCGCCGTAGTCGATGAGGGCGCAGGCTTCGTGGACGGCGGTTCCCCGGCGGGCGGCAGCCTCCGCCAGCCATGGCCGGTCTGACTTGTAGTCATAGGCGCAGAAGCGGGTGACTTCGGTGACGCTGGGCAGCTGGATACCGTCAAGGGTGTAGGTGTGGGTGGCCTCGTCAAAGATCAGCATGACGGCCCCTCCGTATACAGCACCGGGATGCCGAGGGCATCGGCAAACAGGTCCATATCGTCATCAATCTTATCCAGCAGGTAATCTTTGAAGCAGGGCGGGCAGTACAGCTCGCCGTTCGGGAGCTGGAACATCCGGTCACAGTCATCCTCTGCGGCGGGGTTCATGGGGTGGTCGCAGTGGGCACAGATGGGATAGGTTTTTCTGGTCATAGTTGGGTCTCCCTCCAGACACGGACCGCATGGGCGATGTCCGTATATTTTTTCGTGCGGTAGCCGCAGGAATCGCAGAGGACGAAAAACAGGTCCTCCTTTCCGGGGGCTACCATCCGTTTACCGCCGTACATGTGGCACCGGGGGCAGGGCGGTAATTCTGCCATCCGGCCACGGCGCCTACGCATCAGATCACGCCCAGCATGTGGGCCAGCACCATGAGCAGGAAGCCGAGGAAGCAGCCGAAGGAGATCCAGGCGGAGAAGTCGGCCCGGTCCCGGCGGCGCTCCTCCCGGGTGCGGTTAGCGCGTTTCATGGCGGTTCCTCCTCTCGATAAGGTCCACGATCCGCAGGGGCCACGCGGCGGCGGTGGCCGCGCCGATCAGCACGAAAATGAACGTTGTTGTATCCATAATTAAACCTCCCCGAAGTGATAGCACTGGCGCAGGTTGTTGTCGAAGGTGACCAGAAACCAGCGGTGCGGAATGTTGATGTAGGTAACAATGCCGGCGCGGGTTGGGTGCTCAGCGTCGCCCAGGCAAAGGCGGAAACTGCACCGGGCACCCAGCTCCGGCGGCGCGGGCGGCTTTGGGTCTGGCTTAAAGCCGCAGAGGTTGAGCTTGCTCATTTTCTGGCACCTCCGCAAAGCTGGCGGGCCAGCGTGGCGGCGGAGATATAGCCGTCAATGAACGTGAAGCGCCGGTGAATGGCCCGGTAGTCCTTCAGGCCGGTGAAGGCCAGAACCTCTTTGATGTTCAAGAGGTTGCGGCCATGGGAAAAGGTCAAAATCTGTTCGAGATTGTCTCGATATGCGGGATGTTCCATAGGGGCCTCCTTTTTTGGTTTTGTCGTGATTGCGATTGGTGGTGCGGGCCGTTAATTGCCTGAACTATGTGCATTGACGCTCTGGGTAAAGAGCGAGGGGAATTGTTCGTGTAACGGCACGAATAATTATTCATTTTTTCGAGAGGAAAAGATTGATGAAGTATTGCTGCCCCTTGCCCGTGACCTTCGGCGTTTTGTTCACGCTAATGTGACCGTCGGAATGGGACACGGTGGTTTCTTTTACCTCGAATAGGCCCATTTCCATGCTCCGCTGTGTTGGCATGTTGTGATCGCTGCCATTACGCCGAACCAGATAACCGTTCTCTCTCATCCAGTCGAATAAACGGTGCCCGCCGATCTTTACGCCGTTCTGCTTCAAGATCTTTGCCAAGTCAAAAATCAGGATGGATGTGTGGGACGCTGCCACGCTGTCAGCAAACAGCACTTTAGGTCGGTTCTCCTCAGACTGCGCTTCCAGATTTTTGATTTTTCTCTCCGCAATCTGCAAGGCTCTTGCCATGACCTTTTCCGGGCTGTTCCAGTCCTTTTCCAGTTGGATGAAATAATGACGGGCCTGCTTGCCCTTTTCATTCCGCTGGAGCATACACAGCTCCTTTGCCATGTCAATGGAGATTTGCGCATCATCGACAAGGCGTGTAACCGTTCTGCCGCCTTCACTCTGAACCCGCTCAATTTTGAGAAGGTTGAAATCGCGTCCAGCTTCAAAGCCGTATTCGCACATTCTCGGGAACCAGTCCGCATATTTCGCTCCGATTTCCAATAGGCCGTGCAGGTCTCTTGCGGAAACCGTGATTCGCTCCGGGTCGCTCATGTTAATAGGGATCAGTTCATTCATCTTGCGCATCCTCCTTCCGCTTGCCTTTAGATTGATAAAACACCACTTTTTCCATTAGCTTAATGACAAGTGCCTGCTTTTCCGGGGACAGGGATCGCAATGCCAACAGGATTTCAAGGTCACTCACTGCGCAACCCTCTTTTCTTTCTATTTTTTGAACTAACACCAAGAAGCTCGTCCAAAGAAAGGCCGAGAGCTTCCGCAGCCTTGCAAGCAGTTTCAAGTGTCGGTTCGCTTCCCTGCTTCCACCCGGTGACAACAGAAGCGGAAATATTGGCAGAAGCGGCTGCGGCGGTTGGGCTTACTCCGGCACGCTTGCACGCTGCCGAAAATTTTTCGTAAAACACGGAGATCTCCTTTCATTTTGGTATTGACTTATTCGGAATACCGTAGTATCCTGTAATTGAGAAGTTCGGTGTTCCGTATCGACACGTTCATAATACTACGGTGCGCCGTAAAAGTCAATAAATAAATACGCCATTCCGTATTTATGGCGTGATACACAAAGAAAGGGCTTCCGTTATGGACGATTTATACAAATTGATTGAGGGGAAATGTAAAGAAAGGGGCATCAAAATATCAAAGTTGTGTACCGATGTGGGCATAAGACAAAGCATCTTATCAGATTTAAAACATGGGCGGACAAAAACACTTTCCGTCCCTACCGCAAGTAAATTAGCAGAGTATTTTGGCGTTGACATTACTGAATTTCTTGATTATGCAAACGAGGATTCAGTGGAAAGTTATTACGAAGGGTGGAAAGATGCATGTGAATCATCATGGGCGCCACCGGAATTTAGGGACGGGATTGCACAACAAGAAAAGCCCGCCCCCACGAATGGGGACGGGCTGAGCGAAGATGATAAGCGGATCATTGAACTTTTACATCAGCTGACGCCGGAGAACAGGGAACGGATTGTTGAGATAATAAAAGCTCTTGCATCGCAATAAGGACGGCGGCTTGCTTCTCCGGCAGTAAGTTGCGGAAGGTTTTCAGAAATTCAAGGTCTGTCATGGGATGCTCCTTTCTATTTGAAACCCCGGCCCGCCGAAGCGGGACCGGGGAAAGGGGAGTGGGCCTATGAGAACAATAGACCCATATGGCAGGAAAGTCCAATTCAAAGGGAGGATTTTCCTTGCAAAAAACTTTCAAGGAGGGGAAACGGTGAATTTTTCGGAAAAGGCGAGGGCAATGCGCATGAAAAGCCCGCTGACCCTGCGGGAAATCGGCGAGCAGTGCAATGCATCGGAAAGCATGGTATCGCGCTACATTTCCGGCGCGGCGAAACCGCCGGACGATGTGGCCGAAAAGATTCTGGAGGTGCTGCGGAACAGCGAACAGGACGATGACCGGGGCATTTACGCCGCGCATATTGACGATCTGCGGCGGCTGATCCGCCAGCAGCAGAGGGAGAAGCGGGTCCTGTTTGGGATTCTCACGTTCCTTTTGATTTTTTTGCTGCTGCTCTATCTGGACGCTACTCACGGGGCCTGGGGCGCGATCCGTTACATAGAATAAAAATTTTGATGGGAAGTGGGGAAAATGACAGACCTTAAAGAGATTCTTTTCGTGTGCTCACTTCTATTTTTCTTTTTCGCATTAGTGACTGTGTGGGCACTCATAGCTTCCGTGTTTGAATTGATCTTCAAGAGGAAAAAGATAGATTGGAGCATGTTTAACCTTGCCGATTTTTTCAGAAGTGCTTTTTCAGAAAAACATTCCATGACGGGTAAAATTGTTTATGGAATTGTATTGCCGGCTGCTATTGTGGCTGGCGGTGTAAATGCGGCGCTCTGGCATTTCTGCTCCAAACCGGAGGTCGGGGCTTTTTATGAACAAGATACATACAAGCAAAATTACGCATCCTGGCTGGATACTGGAACGAGCTCAATTTTCTGCATTGCAACAGTCTCCAAGTACGAGGGATACACCATCGAAAATATACGCCTTCCGTATGGGAGGGAAGACAGTGGCGATTCCGAATATGACCCCAAAAAGAATGTTGCCAGCGTGTATATGGGACCGGAAGGGGTAGACTGTGACCTATCCCTCGACCACGTTGCTACTGCTATGGACTACGAATTTCTACGGACCTATACCATTACGAACTATGGGGAGTTCTGCGCAAGCAGACGCGGAGATACCTATCATTTTTTAGGCTGCCCATACGTGAACCAAATAAAGCCTGAGAATTTAATTTATTTCAACAGCTGCGATGATGCTATGGCGTTAGGGTTTGAGCCATGCGGTTTTTGTGGCGGATAGGGTATAACAGAATAAAAAAAGGCCGTCTAAGTGTGGGAACACTCAGACGGCAGATGATACCACCAATCGCAATCACGACAAAGCCAAAGGAGGATCAATCACAGTATAGCACGATCCCCCTGGCGATGCAACAGGAGGAAAGGAAAAAATGGCGAAAAAGGAGAAGTATTACAAAAGACCGGACGGGCTATTTGAGGCCATTCGGACGGTGAACGGCAAGCGGAAGGCGTTCCGGGGCAGGACCTGCCGGGAGGTAGATCGGAAGATTCTGGAATATCGGGACGAAGCTGAAAAGGGATGGACATTTACCAAAGCGGCGGATAACTGGTATCGGGAAATCGAAACCGAAGTCGCCCACGCGACCTACCGCAACTATGGAAACACCATGCGGCGGCTGGTGGCAAGGTTCGGGCCGGAGCGGATCGCGGAGATCACGCCGGAGGAAATCGTGGCCTATATCCGGCAGTTTGAAAAGAAAGACTATTCCCGCGACACGGTGCAGCTTGAAATCTCCGTTTTGAAGCTGATCTTCCGGTCGGCCATCAACCGCAGAACGGAAAGCGGGCTTGCCATCAATCCGGCGGCGGAGGTCCGCAAGTCAAAGGGCTTGAAGCACCGGGTCAGAACGGCGCTAACGGAAGAGCAGGAAGCAAAAGTGGAAACCGCGGCCAGAGAGAAACGGGGCGAGTGGTGGCTGCTGGGGTATTTCCTCATGTACACCGGTTTACGCCGGGGTGAAGCGCTGGCGCTGACATGGCGGGACATTGACCGGAAAGCCGGTGTAATCCATGTGTGCAAAAAGCTGAACTATGACAACGCCAATGTGCCCGTGCTGGAGGATCACATGAAATCCGAAAACGGCAGGCGGGATGTCCCCATCTTTGACGAGCTGGCGCGGATGCTGCCGCGAAACCAGATCGGCTATGTGTTTCCGTCCCCGGATACCGGAAAGTATCTAACCGCGTATGAGCTTGCCAAATACTGGAAGCAATATTGCCGGGATGCCGGGTTGATGGATACAATCACCGCCGACAACGGGAAACAGGAGGAGAAAACGCAGGTCTCCCCCCACTGCTTCCGACACACTTTCGCAACGATCTGCTACGAGGCCGGGGTGGACGCCCGGACGGCGGCGGAGTGGCTGGGGGATAGCGTGGCGGTCATGGAAAAGGTCTATATCAACCTGCGCAAGAACCACCGGAGCGACAGCGTGCGGCAGGTCAACGAACATCTTTCCAGGGCGAAAGCGGCGGGGGAAAGATCTTAACAAACAAACGGCGTCAAGTGTGTAGATTCTGTGTCGAACCGCACGCAAAGCCGCCACAACAAAAGCGAAAATACGCAACCTCAGAAAGCGGCTAAGAGCGTTGATATATAGCGGTTTTTTGTGCAATTAAGCGTGAATTGGCGTTTTGCGGTGGAAGGGGAAACTGTAACGGAATTGTAACATGATTTGAGGAATGGCAAGGGATTGCGGCTATACTGTGAACGTACTGTGAAGCATGGCGAAACGGCATAAAAAATCAGCGGCCCGGATGGCTCCGGGCCGCTGTTCTTTTTCGGTTGTCAACGCTCCCAGCTGCGCTTCTCGGTGTCCTGCATGGTCTCAATGCCGGGGCGCTGGTGCTTCAGCTCGGCGAACCGGGCAAAGGCTTTCCTGCGCTCCTGCCCGTGGTAGGTCTCATGGAGCACGGTTTCCGCGGTGCCGTCCTCATAGGTGCGGATAATCTGCACATGGTACAGCACCGGACTATCACGCCAACGGCGCTCCCGGATCAGCTCCAGCCGGTCACGGTATGCGGCAGTCGCAAGGGCGGCGTATCGCTCCGCCAGGGCTGCGCGGTACTCGGTCAGCTGGTCGATCAGCTCGTTACACCGGGCTATCATCCGGGCGGCGCTGTCATCGTTGGACTTGATGCGGTCGGCGGTCAGAACGTCGGGCCGCAGCAGATAGGCGGTTAGCCGTATTTCCGCTTCGCGGCTGGGGTTTCCGTAGCGCTGGAATAAGTCGAGATAGCTCATAGTTTACCGCCTTTCTCATGCTTCTTGAAGTGCCACTCATTCACTGGGCGCTTGTTCCGCTGTTGTTCCGCCATAGTAATCCAGCGGCAGTTTTCCGGGCAATAATTACCGTTTACGTCGATGCGGTCAATAGATAATCCTTCTCGGTATCCGTGTGCAAGTGCCCAATCGCGGAACGCCTGGAAATCATGTTGCCATGCGTCACAGACGGAAATCCCACGCCCGCCGTAATACTGATAGCTTGTTGCGGTTGGCCGATTACAGCGGCCCTTCATACGGAGCCATGTATTATATAACTTCGTGTACCCCCTGTGCGGGGCTGCTCCGTGCTTTGTGTTGGCCTTCGCCATTGCTGCGATGGAGTGTGCGCGTCTGACGCATCCGCAGCTTGTACACTCCCCGCTCCTTAGAGAACGTGCCCTTGTGGTAAACTCCTTACCGCAATCACAGCGGCAGCGCCACATGACCTCATTTCTCGCGCTGTTTTCGGCTCTCTCTATCACGGAAACAGAGCCGAAACGTTTACCGGTTAAGTCAATAAAATTTGGCATATTCGATACCTCCATGGGGCGGCTCAGCAGGCCGCCCCGATTTTCTCAAATGCACTATCTTCACGCCCGCCGCTGAAAATCTGGCTTCCGTACTTCCGGCGGATCTCGTCCATTGTGGCCTTGCCGCGTCTCCACTTGCGGCCCTCTTCGGGGTGATGCCAATACCATCTTTCCTTGTTCTGGGACCAGTGGAAACCGGCGGCTTTCAGATCGTCCTTGTGGGGCTTCGTATTGCCTCCGCACCACACCCAAGAGCCGACCAACTCGACCTCCAGATCATCAAACTTCATCAGAAAGTCGATGATGTCGCGGAATTCGGCGGCGGTTTCGGTGGTCTGGTGGTATTCGTCCGCGCTGGCGTTGTGCTGCTTCTTCAGCATTTCAAAGAGTGCGTCATGCTCGGCGTTGATCTGTTGCATGGCCTCAGTGCTGCCGCCCATGTCCGGGTGATACTTCATAGCCAAGCGGCGATACTGCTTTTTCAGCTCGTCCAAGGTCTTTACATTCTCAAAATACTTCATCATTTTGTGATCCTCCTAAATTCGTTATACATACTATTGAGAGTATGTCAATTTTTAAGGGGGGATTATTCCCCGCTTAAAAATTCATCGATTGCGTCTTTTAGCTTTTGCGAATAACTGATTCCGTGTTCTGCGCATTTTGCTTTATACTTTGCGGCAGTTTCCTTTTCAACGGAAATCGTCAATCGCGTGTAATGGGCTTCGTTCCAGCGCCGCTTGACTTCCGAGCTGGTCGTTGTTTTTCGGGTTGCTATTGACTTCTGCCCCCTTCCGGGTTATACTTAGTAGCAAGGGCGCCGTTCTCCCTGAGTGGTAGTCGGGAAGTCGGCCAACTTGTCAAGTTTGTAGCTTGAAATTGCCGCTTCTCGCTATTGTCGGGGGGCGGTTATTTCTTTATCTGGTTCCCCAGAGAAACAGCCGCGATCACGAGCATAAGTAACGCGATGGTTTCCGTTAGGCTCATGGGCTGTCCTCCTTTCGGAGCTGGCCCCGGTCGCCCTTGCTGATGCTACAATAGCATACTGTCGAGAGTATGTCAATCCCTTTTTGAAAAAAATTTTCTGAGCGGGTCAATGCAGAATTTTGAGGTAGCGGCAAGCACACTCAAAAAGATATGAGCAGTGCCAGCCCTCAGCGTTGTGCAACGGGCATTCGCCACAGCCGCTGCACTTGTTGTATGCAGAGATGATGGCGCGGGCTTGCTCCTCGCTGGTAATAACAAATTTGCTCATGGTGTTATCCTTTCCGGCCTGTCGGCCTGTGGCGTTGTCGTGTTTGCTGTTGTTGCCTGAATTATAAGGCGGACTGATACGAGCTGTCAAGGGGGTTTTTGCAAATTCGTGCAGGTTTGGCAGGTTCGCACAGTATCAGGCGGACTTTTTTGTGCATGTTGTCAGGCTGACTTATACGCGCCTATGCGATATAATAAGACGCAAAAGGGGGTGTAACTATTGGAGCACAAGACATTGAGGACCAGCGACGCCCAGCGCCGCGCCTCTCTCAAGTGGGAGCACGCGAACAACGAGAAAATCACGGTCAAGCTGAGGACCGGCACCGACCCCAGCAAGGCCCAAATCAGAGCGGCAGCAGCCGCAGCAAGCCAGAGCGTCAACGCCTGGATCATTGAGGCAATACGGGACAAGCTGTAACGAGCGACAGAGCGTCGAGGGATAACACCCCCGGCGCTTTTCTCTTTGTGAGCGGGGGCGGGGCGGCAGCAGCGGCAGCGGGGGAGAGA